ATATCATCAGAGACTTTCCAGAAGCAGTTGGGGATATCAACAACTTTCTATTATGTCGTAGGGCGTCGTATACTCCCTCAACTTGGTAATCACGAGGAGCATACTTAGATATGGATGTCATATAGTCTTTGACACCCTCTTTAGAGATCATATCATTAGTCTCAAATGGAAGACCATAATACTTGCTATTCACAAATTCATAAGTGTATTTGTGATCATCACAGAACTTTGTAATTTTATCCAATAACCCAACATATATCTCTCCGTTCTGGGTATTAAATAAACGAATTTTTCCATCCCAATATCTGTTACGATACTGAGGCATAAACTTTGCACCAGGAACCTCAAAGGTAAATTGGTCTGCTAACTCATAGTAGACGTGCGGCTCTGCTTCTACCTGAAGGTATACCTCGTTTTTCTTTGATATAATCAAATGAGACATTAACCATAAGTTTCACCTATGGATATTTAGTCCATGTCCAGACTTTGAAATTGGTGTTCAAGAACCATTCTATAAAAATTATCTCTCATTGAAATGAGATCTTCCTGCTCTTCAGGTTCACCTCCTGCCCACTTTTCTACTGCCTGTTTAAGACCAGTGTGAATGAGTCTTATGCCTCTGATATTTAATTCTATACTATAATACTGATCGTCTTCCATAGGTTAATTAAATCCTGCTTGAAATTTATGCCACTCTATTGCATTCTTAATTTGAAAGGTTCTATTAGCAACTGTCTTGATAATTTCTTCTAAAAACTTAAGCATCACATCGTAGTAGCGAATCTTAAGGTCAATACTATTTAACTTTTCATCTGCTTCCATGTATCTTTGTAGTGCTTCTTTATCCCTTACTTTATATGGAAAGGGGTCTTCGACATACACTTCTGCCGGTGCTTTTCCTGTGTAATAATTGTGCCTTTCTAATCTAACACGATTATATGACTCCCTTGATTTTTCTCGTAAAAGGGTAATCGTATTGTAAAGTGTATAGTATTTTGAGTGAAGTTGTGGTATTTTTAGTGATTCATCATGTAGATTATCAGGGTCGATCTGGGAGTCTTTTTCCCACATCTCCTGAATTTTGTCAAGATTCATAAGGGTGTTCTACCATTCGGTGCTACTATATCATAGATAGTATACTTGAAAGTGACATCTGCTGTAAAGTAGTTGACATCTGTATCAGATGCCTCAAAATCTAAAGAAGTCAAATATACTGGAAACAAATCTCTAAATTTTACAATAGCAACATCTCTGAAATTGCTATTCAGAATGTGCAGACTACCATCACTGAATTGATATTTCAAATCTTTGGTGGTATTTTCATCAGTTATTAAATCATTAAATTCTTTTGTGGATTCTGGAAATCCAAGTCCAGACATCCAGTTATGAATTTTCATGTAATTTTCAAGACCTTCATCAACTAAAAATCTTAAGGTAAAATCCCCAAAAGATAATTTATCTCCTGGAATATCGACATCTTTGAGATATGATGGTTGAGTTGCGGTTCCTAAACTGATTTCAGGAATTCTAGCAGAGTTAGAAAAAAAATCAACCTTTGGTTCTTTTGCTAATGTAAATTTAAAACCGACTGGTGATAAAAAATTTCTATTTCCTATTTGCTTACCAAATGCGTTTGCCATAATTGTTATTCACTTACAACGACTATATTTTTTGTTGAAACAGAATTCTTTGCTTCTTCTTCAGTAGAAAATATTACTCTATCCGAAAAAAGAAAAGACCACCTATTATCTCCAACGTAATATGCTACTGTCTTGGATGGATCTAAAGGTGCAAGTATACTTGTTTTCTGAACGTGGTAAGGCATTTTTATTAGTATTTAGAATGCTGTCCTAAAGTTGATTCTAATGTTCCGGTAATATTTGAGAAAATAGTATTAATTTCAGAATCTGTAGGTGCATCACTGAGGACAACCGACATTGTAAACGAATTTATTTTTGATCTCGAAAATACATCAATTACTTCGGATGTAGTTCCTGCAATAGTAATATCGTTTATAAACTCCATATTTGCTGAACATTTATCAAGTATAGAAGAAATTACTGCTGCATTAATAGTGGTTCCTTTAGCATCACTTATTTCAATATAATTTGAATCACTGTTAATATAAGAATTAACTTCATCAGCAGTGCCGAAAGCAATATTTGGTTCCATATAATAATACTTTTGAATTATTTAGATAAAAAAAGAGGGTCCGAAGACCCTCCGTATAACTTTGTGTATCCGATGGATCACATGAGGTTGAGAACACGTACTCTTCTGTAGTAACGGTTGGATGCTGCGGTGATACGACCCAGACCCTGGTTGGAAACATTTCCTTCTGCGAATGGATTGGAGACCAGACCATAACGGGTCTTGAAGCCAATCTTGGGCTGGAAGGTGTTCTCTCCAACTGCACGAACCATCTGAAGTGGAACGTATGGGCAATAGAACAGACCTGCGTCATAAGGTGAAGAACCCTTATAACCAGCAACGTAGTATTGAGCACCACTGCCTGCAGAACCGACGTTTGCAGAATATGGGTCAATGTAGACTCTGTACTTACCAGCAAGGACACCTGCGAAGGTGTTACCGGTGTCATCAACGTTCAGGTTTGCGTTGAGTGCAGGGGTGTAGTCGAGGACTCCTGCCATGGTCAGTGCGGAAGCAACGTCTGCGGAACACAGAATCATGTTGCCCTTTCCTCTACGAGTTCTTTGTGCGATTGCGTTCGCATCTCTCTCGATTTGGAAAATCAGACCCTTGAACTTCTCAACAGACCAACGACCGTTGCTGTCAACGTCGAGGTCGAAAGTACCTGCATTAGCAACGTTAGACTGTGCACCAGCTTCTGCTGCCTTGTAGATGGTTCTGATGACTTCTCTGTTGATCTCAGCAAGAATCTCTGTGGAGAGAATGTTTGCGAGTTCAGCTTCAGCATTCAGACCATGGATTGCCTTAAGGTCTTGTGCGAGTTCTAAGGAGTACTCTGCCTTCAGAGCTCTGCTCTTAGCAGTAACAGTGACTTTCTCGATTGAGAATGCCATCTGGTTGAAGTCGTTTCCAGTCTCTCCAAGACCTTCAGCGTCTTCTGTATCCATACCACGACCAACACTGTAGTCTGCAGGACCAGCGTTAGGATCGAGAATACCGGGGTTGTCTCCTCTCTGAACAGTTGTTGAGAAACCAACTGCTGCTCCAGAGGAACCAGCAACATATGGATTACCCAATGCGTTGTTGGTGCCGATTCCGGAGAATGCGGTATTTGCTTCGTCGAACAGTGCTTCGTCTCCACCTTGACTGGTGAAACGTGAACGCATTGCGAAGATGAGTCCAGTAGGACCGTTCATTGGTTGAACGCCTGCCAGGTCATACGCGACCAGGTTAGGCATTGCACGTCTGATCAGGGAGATCAGAACAGGGTCGAAACCTGCGGTAGGACCACCAGCTGGTGCGTCAGCAGAGAAACCTGCGGTTGCTCCGTTCGAACCGGTTGCGTTTGTTGGTGCTTCGGACAGGAACTCACGCTCCTCACGAAGTGCTCTTTCTTGGTTCTCCAGAAGAACTGCGGTAACCATTCTACGATGGGAATCTTTGATTCCTCCCTCGTGATCAAGAATAGGTGCCCACTTCTCCTGAAGGTGTTCAGCATTGAAACCTTGCATTTGAATTTACCTTGTTAAAAATTTTTAGTTTGATTTATAATTAAAAAATCACTTTTTAGAAACTCTACTCAGAGTTGAGAGATATCCTTCCATTAAAGGAGATACGGAAACATTTGCTTCAGCATCAGAACTCTCGGAAATAGTCTCTGAATCGTCTCTTTGAGTTCCGGCATTTTCTGGGAAATAAGACTTTCTCAGAGTAACCAGTTTCTCACGATAGGTGTCTTCACTATCAAACTCAACATTTTCGGCAAGAGAAGCGAGTTTATCCTTCTGAGAAAGTGCGAGACCTTCGCAGACATCGGAGAAGATTACATCGGCAACCGACTCAGCTAATCTTTGATTGAGAGCAATATTTGACTTAATTTGCTCGTTGAGTTTATCTTCCATCTCATCTAATTTCTCTACCATAGTAGAGAGTACATCATATTTTTCTTCAGGGATAGTTACATAATGTTCTTCAAAAAGACTCTTCATTCCGGTGAGGAATGATTCTGTCATTTCTGCCTTGAGTCCAGACTCTACTGCGAGTGCATTTTCAGTCATCCACTCTTCAGCAACATACTCAAGATATGCATCAACTCTATCGGTCAGTTCTTCCTTAATGGCAGAAACTTCTTCTTCGAGAGTTGCGTCATATTGTGCTTTCAGTTCTTCTTGAACTGTAGCAACTTTTGCCTTGATAGCAGTTTCAAAAATGGTGCGTGCTTTTTCTTGGAAGTCTTCGGAAAGTTCTTCACCAGCAAGCAGTGCTTCAACATCTTCTTCGACGTTGTATTCTGCTTCGATTGCTTCCTCTTCTTCTGCAACTACTTCAGTTGCTTCGTCTTCGGAAGTTTCTTCTTCAGAAACTACATCTTCTGCAGATGCAGTGGTCTCTTCCTCTTCGACTACTTCGCCTTCAACTTCTTCCTCTTCTTTCATACCTTTAGGCATGGCTTCAGCAGGTTTTGCACCTCTATTCACAATGTCTTTGACAGTTGCGATTTTGGGTTCGTTAAGTTTAGCAGAATTATCATCTGCTTTATAGTTTTCTGGAGTAGGACCACCGAGATCTTCGTAACTGCCAGTTTGACCAGGGGTCGAAACACCAGAAGCATTACTTCCGGATTTTGGCATTGCCTCAGATGCAGCAGCTCCTTTCGTTACTACGTTTTCCATTTCTTGTAAATTGCTACCAACGGACATTTGATTATTAGATTTTGTATTAATCTATATTTATTTATAAATTAAAGATTTGATAAGAAATCATTCCATAACTGGAGTTTGTGTTCTTCAAGTCTGTTTTGATCGACGAGAGTATTAATTCTCTTCTGTGTCTTTTCTGCGAGTTGTTCACGGAGAATTCCACCGTCCCATACCCACTCTTTTCCTTCCATAATTCCTGATACAAAAGCATCGGGAGCAGAAGGATCGGCAACGATATCAGCAGCAGTTGCTAACATGAAATCTTCACCAACAACTTTATGACCTTCATTTGTAGTTCTTAATGAACCAACACCACGGGAAGAAACACCAAGCATGACACCTTCACCAATAAGAGATTTTGCAATCTTACCCATTGGAGTGTCAAGAATTTGTGCTTTGCCTCTAAAATTTGTTCCTTCTTTAGTAAGAGAAACAATCTTATGGGAAACACGATCTAGGTTTACAGTAGGTCCATCAGGATGGCCAAGTTCACCTAAAGCACGTCCTTTTGAAACAAAAGATTCATTGTATCTACCAACCTCTTTCTCAAGAGTGCTCATAGGATACATTCTACCATTACGGTTTTTAATATCACCTTGAAGGAAAACTCCTTCAATATACATCTTCCTGGCAGAACCTTTGCCTTCGACGACAAATTCTACTTTTGAAATTTCTTCTGTGATGAGTTTCATATTCTTATGAGATGTTGTATGCTACTTTTACGACTTTTACTGAAGTACCTTGCGAGGCTGCTTCAAGAGTGTCGGTTGGATCTTTTTCCAATACAACACTTTCTTTAGTATCAACTGTCAAACTACCAACGGTATCTCCACCGGAAGTTTTTCTGGTTATAACCAGAGCAGCGGTATGACTGTTATGAAGTCTAACCACGGTTGCATTGTCAACATTGGAGGCAGCATTTAAATTTCCTTCTGCTGCCAGAACTTTAATAATCATTCCTCTGGTTCCTCTTCTGTGTCTAAATTGGAATCATCAAACATGGATGCACCAACTGTTGGACGAATAGTATTAATTCGTTCTGATGCTTTCGCATACAAAACATCCTTAATTTTGTCACTAATATCGGATGCAGACGAATCTGACCCGATCAAATTTACAATTTCTTCCATGAAAATTTATAATAACTATATTTTCTATTTATATCTCAGCAGCTTTGCCGTCTGCCTCGGTATATCCATTTGCATTGATGTCGGGATCTTCATCAGTGGGAACGTTACCCATCAATCCTTGCTCACCTTCTTGTGGTAAAGGTTCTCCTGTAATCGGATCTACTGCACTTGGATCTGGAATAACTCCATCTTTAATTTCTTTCTCAATTTGTTCATCCATTTCAATCTGTTCAGAATCAGTTTGACGAAGAACTTTACTGCGAACCCATTGAGTTGAATAATACTTACCAATGTAAGGTTCGATTGTTGCGAGAACACCAAGTCTCTCATTCAACATTTCAGTTTCTTTGAGTTCTGCAAACTGATTGTCATACAGGAAGTCATATTGAATGTGATCGGAAATTTTATCCCAATCTTCTGGACTTACGATATTTTTGAGAATCAGTTGAGTCTTCAGCATATCACTGAATAACTGTGCGAATCTTTTCCTTAAACGTCCAACAAACTTGGCAAATTTAAGTTCATCTCTTAAAATTTCAGAAGAACGACCAAGATTGAAACCACCATCAGCAGCAATTCTTGATTCGGGAACTCCGAGTGATCTATACAATTTCTTTTGGAAATATTCAATATCAGAAAGTTCTCCAAGATTCTGTCCACCTGGAAGAGTTGTGATTTCAGTTCCACGACCACCTTCTCTTCTAGGAAGCCAGAAGTCTTCCATCATAGACATGAACTTGCGGTCATCTCTAACTTCACCAGTGTTTGCATCATACACAAGTTTGTTACGATAACGCATCATAACATCACGAAGATATTGCTCTGCCTTTACTTTGGGAAGATTACCAACATCAATGTAGAAAATTCTACGTTCTGGTGCTCTTGATAATCTGTAAATGACAAGAGAATCCTCAATCATTCTCAACTGATTGAGAGACTTGATTGCTTTATGAAGATAAGAAAGAACATTTCCTTTATTTCTATCTACAAGACCAGAAGTACAATAAGTGATCGCATCTTTTGCAATTTTAGTACCCTTTGATCCACCACCACCTGCTAAGTTATTAGTTGGATATGCAGGTTTTGGAGTATAGAGGAAATATTCTTCAATTTCTGGAGCAATTCCATTCTTAGATTCATCTCTACTTGGAATATTTGGTCCAATAAGATTTCTATCTTTTTTCTTTTCTTGGCGGATAAACCGCATTTTCATTGGATCAATATACCTCAGTTCTTTAATTCCTTCTTGAGGATTTTTGAGATCGATTACTTTGTGATAATATAACCTACCATCAATATACCAATTTCTAAAAATTTCGTGAGATTTTTTATCAAAGTCTAAGAGTTCTTTGATATACTTAAATTCTTCTCTAATTGCCTTCTTTAACTTATCTGTTGCATTTAAGTTGGAAAGTTCGATTTCAATAGGAGAATCGTAAAGGTCACTAACAAGTGCCTCATTAACAACATCTTCTATCGCACCATCTGCTTCCGGATGGAGAGACATTTCTCTGTATCTCTTAATTAAATCAAATTCTGTTCTATATTGTCCTTCAATATCTACATACGAACCATAAAATCCACTGCTAATATAGTTATCAACCCCGTCCTCGTTATTTTCGGGGACGGGGGAAACTATAGTCTTGGATTTTTTTTCTGTATCCTCAATAGAAAAACCAAAAAGTTTTGCCATAGTATAAACTGACTAGACTGTTATTTTACTATTTAGCTAATGTCTTCACCACCAGATTGAGCACTGGATCCTTTAAATGCTTCCCAATAATGGACTTGCATCTCTACAGTAAACTCCTGAATAGTATCAGTAGTTTCATAGTTCAGATCAATAGTGGAAATATTAGTTGGGAAAATATCCCAGAACTTATAAGATCTAAGAACTGAACCATCACGATCAAACTGTTTTACAACAGCATCTTTTTGATAATCCACAGGATTTGTGAGTCCTGTTCCATCAGTCATTTTGTTGATTGAATTCATCCATTTTTCCATTGCGGAACGAATGGAGAAATCAACATCATTGATAACAGTGATCGTCCATGTTTCAAAAGTTCTGTCTCCGGCAACTTTCAGAATACGACCTCTGAAAGGAATATCAATGTTAGCAATCGTAGAGGCAGGCAGTGCCGCTGCCTTTACGAGAAATCTAGATTTTTGGAGAACATCATTATCAATAGCAACAGCACTTGGGAATGCTAATTCAACTTCAAATAGATTGGGTCTTGCACCACCACCAGTTAATTTACTTTTAAAATCACTGATTGTTCTTACTGGTGAGGTATTACGTTGTTGGCGACTAGGCATTTTTCTTTAAACCTCTAAATTAAACGTTACCGATTACTTCTTCAAATGAAACACCAGTTCTGGTGGCAACAAATGTAAGACCAATGAAGTTGATTGATCTTGCAGGTTTGATGAAGATTTCTGCCACAAACTCATTATTATCTATAACTGCGGCAGTATTGTTTGTTTCGTCGCAGATGACGACATAATCTTGAATACCTCGTTTTGCCTGAACATCACGGAGGAATGGTTCAACAATATTTACAAAATTGGTTCTTGTAATCTCATCATTGAACTCAAAAAGTTGATCTCTTGCGGCAGCAGAGATTGAATCTTCAAGGAAGATAAACAATCTACGAACGTTAATACGATCAAATGCCGATGCCTTAGCAAGTCCAGTCTTATCACCGAAGAGTGTAATACCACCACCAGGTGAAACAATAACTGGATTGATTCTATTTGAATAAAGTCTATCTCTTTGCGTTTGAGAAGGATTGTAAGTCAGTTTTACTGCATTAAGAATTGCACCTCTCGTAGTTCCGGCAGGTGAGAACCATGGGAAGTTATCAATATCATTGCGAGCACAAAGACCAGCAATGTCTCCATTTAATGGAACATAACGGAATGTGTTTGCAAATCTATCATACATGTACTTATATCCACTATCAAAGATTGCATAAGAAGATGAAGTTACTGGTGCAAAGAAATTTAATACATTTTGTGTAATAGTTTCATCATCATTAACTGTTACATCTCCAACACCTGTTTCTGTGAGGAATGCTTTTCTGTATGGTGAAATGAATGCTAGTGCGTCCTTTCTCGTATCAGCAACTGCAATTAATTGATTTGCAAGTGCTTGTGCTTGAGATTCTGCATAATTAGCAGATCCCATCATTAGGAAATCTACCTTAAAGTTTTCTGTATTTTCAAATAAAGTGTATCCTGAGACCAGTTTGCTTAAATCTACAGAAAGTGCATTATTACTAGTAATTGTCGAACCACCGTCATAATTTTTACCTCCAGATAGAACTCCATCGAATTTACCAATAGTATTGAAGATAATTCCTTCTGCATTTTGGTCCCAATTTGCTCCAGTCACTGGAGTATATCCACCAGCAGCAAATCCGGTTTTTTCAGTTCCAGATGGTTCATCACCACCAAAAACAAATGCTGAATTTGTTTTCAGATAAGATCTCCAATAAGAAGGTGATCCTGCAGAGAATTCTGCATCTTTTGCTTTGGAAAGACTGAGATGTTTTTCGAGAATTGTTCCAGCATTTCCGGTAACTTTACCTTCACCATCAATAATTACAACATGAACTTCATCAAATCTTGCTCCTCTATCAGTAGCATATTGTGAGGTTCCAGGACTATCTGAAATAGTGTTCCAAGGTTGAGTGGTGACCTCAGTTGATCCACCAACTACTGCTTTAGAAATTGCAATTGTTTGTTGTGAGAACCAGTCTTTGACTGCTGTTGGAGTTTGTTCTGTAGTGCTTCCATTATTAAATCCGGTGACTAAAATATTTTCAGTACCGATATCTAAAATACCACCAGTATTAACTTTTGCACTAAGATCTGCTGTAGTCGTTATTCCAATATTAGTTTCAGTAGCACTGAGTTCGGTGGTTACTGTTCCAACACTAGCATTCTTTTTAAGATATTTGACTGTAGCACCATCAGTATGGATGCCTCCTGATGTATTGACCTGAGCTCTTGTCACTCCGGTAATTTGACCTACTCCGATAGTCGCACCACTAAGAGAAATGATTTCATTTCCTATTGATAAGAAATCGTTTGCAGTAACAGTAATATTTGCAGTCGCAATACCAATAGTAGTTGCAGTAGCACTTAATGACGATCCACCTGGCATATCAAGAGTTACTGAACTCTCTAAGAAATATGAATCAATAGATGCTCCTGCAGCATGTGTGGTAGCAGTAGAAACAAGTGCACCTCTAGTGCCATTTGCAGAAGTTGTTCCCGCACCTGCACCAACAAATAGTGTTGCAACACCATTTGAGAACTTGTAATTTCCACCGTTTTGATAATCTTTAGCAGTTTCAGTATTTCCTGAAGATACATGAGAGAGGAATTTTACTGATACATCAGTTCCATCAATCTCTGTAACAATTCCTTTAAAGTATCCATCAAGTTCAGTAGTGCTTCCAGGACCAGGAACTATAATTCCTGCAGCTGATTGAGACACACCCAAACCAACTGTTATTCCGGATGTACTCGCAACACTAATAATTTGATCTGCTCTTCCATCGATAATACCAATTCTGATTCCATCTGCCCAAGATCCTGGATTCTTGGCAACAAATGTTTTATTGGTAATTACGTTTTCATCGTATTGAAGTTGTTCGTAATGTTCAATACTCTTAATTTTGATTGAACTTCCTGAACCCACATAAGCATTCTGAAGTTGATCATCGTCTGCTCTGACGACTCTCATTTGAGCACCATATGCCAGATAAGAAGAAGCAGTGAGCCAATGCTCATAGTGCTTATCATTACCGTATGGTTTTCCAAAATTATCAAGTAAACCTTTTTCCGATCCTACTACTGTTGGAAGTTCAACAGGTCCTTGTGCAAAAGGAGCGACAAGGCCACCAACCTTTGCAGAAGATGGATCAACTCTTCCTACAGTAAGGTCAACTTCCCTTACTTTAATTCCAGGAGATGCTAAATTTAATGGCATCTTGTTTGTCCTCGCAATCCAAATTTATCTAAAAATATTTATGGAAAGGTGTATTTTCAGTGGGGAAACTGTGCGTGATACTTACCAATCAGGATATTCCCATCCAACTATCCTTTTCTTTTTATTTTTATTAACTCTTTTCTTTGTGCATAGTTTACATTCATAAGAATATGCTGATGCTAATGTCCCTCTATCTTTTCTAGTAAGATAAAAGTCATCAAGTAAACTTTTAACTTCTCCACATACTCTACATTTACGATCAAAGAATAGCAGATGCTCTAGTTCAACTTGATCGTCAAAATCCATTACCTATAATCCCACATATAAGAACGGTCACCATATTCATCGGAATACCATCTATCACCATCATTATCTACAAAGGTAGTTTCATCATTAAATCCATCAGAGATAAATCCAAATGGTGCCATATCCTGTTCTATTTGATTTTTTTGCTCTTCATAAATTCTTTTACGAATATCAGTTTCAGTCATCTCCTTAAAATAGTCTTGTGCAACTAACCATGCAAAAAGAACAAGACACATTGCAAGGTCATCATTACATCCTTCCTCTGCTTCAAAAGAATTATGTCTTTGAGCAAAAGTCGTTAGTTCTGAAATAATTTCATAGTCTAGAGTAAGTAATTTAAATTCTTCAATGAGAGTTTTTAAGTTGGAGCATCCAAGTTTTTTGACGGCAGATGTTGTCCTAACTCCAAGTTGAGTTTTACTTCCAGAAAATCCCTGACCGACAACTTGTCCATTTCTCCCTCTCATCGATGACATAAGAATATTTTCATATTCCAAATCATAATGAAGAATACTTGCTACTTGATCTCCAATATCATTAACTTCTACTAATAACCAAGCATTATTATATCCTTTCGCAACATCTAAAATGATGTTAGGAAATAACATGGGTTTAATTTCATTATTTCTATATTTTGCAACTACCTTGTAGGGGAATTCTGTAATATCAAATACGATAAATGCAGAATAATCGTTGCCCAACCCACGAGCAACATCAATGGTAAGTAAGTAGTTGTGGTCTTTTTGCGCTTCTTCGTAAACATCTAAACCCGCATTTCTCTGTATGGGATTTTCATATACTAGGCTTTTGAGAATTGTTGGATTTATAAGGGTATTGACAGAACCAAGAAACTCACACTCGAACTCAACTCTGAATTGCTGTTCTGATGTATTAGCAATCGTCTGTTCTTTCCATACTTCATCTCTTCCAGGAACCTCGGACCAATGAACATCAGTCGGAACGTATTCATTTTTACCTCTCTCTGCGTCATGCCACATACGGTAGAAATGATTCATACCGTGTGGAGTGGATACGATAATTACTTTGGTGTTTTGACCAGAAGTAATAGTAGGATAAACAGAGGCAAAGAACGAGTCAGCAACGTGGTTTGGGACGAATGCGAACTCGTCGAGAAAGAGGATGTTAAACGACATACCTCGGACAGCACTAGCAGACGTAGATGCTGCCAATATTTTACTGCCATTTTCCAACTCCATTGAACCTTTATTCCAGGATATGATACCCTGTTGCATCCATTTAGGCAAGTTCTCATAAGCAGTTTGTAATCTGCTTAAAAGTTCTCTTGCAGTTGCTGCTTTGTTTGCCAAAATACCAATATTTACACTGTCGTTAAAAACGGCATAATGTAAAAGATATGACACCACTGTAGTAGATTTACCAGTTTGTCGTGGCATCTTACAGATATTAAATCTGTTATTATGAAAATTATGAATTAGTTTTTCTTGGAAGTCATATGGATGAAACTGTGTCAGACCTTCATCAAGAGAAACAATCTTAATGTAGTTATTAGCAAAATACACCGGATCTTCTTTACATCTGAGAAACTCAATGACTTGCTCCTCAGTGAATTGGATCGGTGTATTTGCTTTTTTTAGATTAGGATTACCAAGATATACTTCACTCATAAACTATCAGCAGTTCCACGCCCTCAGAGATTTGTTGATTCTGCTATCAGGATCGTTAGCAGTTTTGCTACTAGTTAGTTTCTTTTTCATTCCCTTCATTCTCGCACAAAAGCTCTTTCTACGAGGGTTCCCAACTTTCTTTGAAGGTCTCTTAAGATCGCTTCCTGGGTT